CCCACCGCGCTCGAGAATGGCGCATTGAGTTGAACCGTGTCCGCATCCACTACGCTGGTGACGAACCGTATCTCGCCACCATACGCAACCGCCTGCCCCGCAACCAGCCCATGCGCTGCCGAGAATGCCAGGGTCGTCCCCGAGGCCGACGACAATGACCCTCCCGAGGATGATTGTGGCCCTCCGCCCAGGGCCGCCTGAAACAGCGCGCCATGCACAGGCGGTTGCGTCTGATCTGCCCAGGCGCTCAGGTAAGTCGTCAGGTTGAACTGCGTCGTACGCCGCAGATTGGGCGGATTGCCCGCAAAAGTGCGCGATCCCGTCTTGTCCCTCCGCTGGCCCGTCGCGGTCTTCTGCGTCGCAGTCAGGCTCACCGGCGGTATTCGGTTTCCACTGGTCACCGCGGCCGCAACGCCGTAACTACTCTCAAGAGCTACGTAGCACCGGTTCTCGCTCGAAGAAACATACGATGACATTCCTGATCCTTGTGTCTTATCTGCTCAATGCCACTGTGAAGCTGACCTTGGCGGCTTGCAGATAGTTGCGGCCGCCGTGCTTGACTTGGTTGTAACTTACGCTGTAGCCCCCGGAGTAGAAAACACCGCCGCCCCAATCGCCGCCGTTTTCGTCCAGCGCCTGCGTAACGGCGTCCACACAACCATGTAACTGGTCTTCCAGCCCATCCAGCCGGTCTTGCGAAACGCGTGCCTCTACGATAATTCCCACTTCGCCGGAAAACACCCGGAACCTCTCCTGGTGCGAGTTAGTAACTCGCTCGCAATAAACCTGAAACAGTGGGTACTTAGGGCTGCTGTTCTGTTCTACAATCTCGGCAGAGACGTTCTGGGCGACGATCTGCTGCGATGTGATCGTCGGCAGCGTTATGCCCGACATCAGCGCGATTTCCTGCGCGGTTGACGAGAGTCCGGCATCGCCGCTCAACAAAGCCACCGTCTTTTGAACAACCAGGGTGCTCGCCAGCGCCACGTTACCCCCTCCGAATCACTCGGTTCTGCACCGCATAAAAACTCGGCGTCTGGCCATTTCCCGACGCACTTCCTGCACTTAGCGCGTCAGGCTGTGTCCACGCGGCGGAGATTGCTATTGCACCACTGTTCTGCCGCATCAGTGCTTCCGGCCCATTCCCCGCGTACACGTTCCAACCTTGGGCATTACTCGGTGGATTGCTTACACTTACCTGTGCCTGCATGGCTGCTGGCACGTTAACGGTGACCAATTCGCTCGCCAATCCCTCCTGGCCTTCCGCATTCATCAATGCCACGGCGAAGTAGAAGGTCACCGGTGCACCGGCGCCAACCACAGTCGTGACCATGGGAGCCTGCGCGCGAGGAATCGGGTCAGCTGTCAGCCCTATTCCAATATCAAGGCACCTCGTCCTTGCTGTCCGGGCCGCAGTCCCGTATTCTTGCCACTTCCACTGATATCGATCGTTGGACTGGTGCCCGTTGGCGTCCTGATAAACGTCCCGGAGCGCCTGAAACGCGTGCCATCGCTTCAATTCCGCGGTCACCACGACATCAGTTACTCCCACGGTTCGGCGGCGGTAACTCACCACGTCACCGAATACCGGATCGATAGATCTGTTATCCAACAGGAAGGTCACGATCTCGGTTTGCATCGCGCCCTGAGCGTTCGAAATCTTGGCGTCCACGTCGATGCCCTCTGCCGTTGCCGTTTCCAGAAGAGAGCTGTCGTACAGCGCCAGGTCCTGCGTGCCGTTGATCGGACCGTCAGTGAAGAGTGCCATCGCTTGCCTTCAGGAACTTTTCGTCGGCTTAAGTGCGCTGCGGAGCGCTTCGATATCGCTGTCGGAAAGAAGTCGAACCTGCGCCCGGCCTACAAGCTCGCGCCGCTTGGCCGCTTCAACCCCTTGCGTCATTTCCGTTTGATATTGCGTGCGCTCATCCGGCGTTGCCAGTCTCGCTCTGCCTTCCACGATCATCCGCGCAGCCACGCCCTTCGCCACCTCGCTGATTTGTCCCGGCCGGCCGCCGTCAGACGTCTCGTTGCTCACCAGGATTGCGTGAGTGCCTGCAATCTCTTTCTCAACCTGCCTGATCTTTTGGAAAAACGCTCGTAAGTCCACCGTTGCGCTCCTGATCTGGGAAAAGGAGACCTTTCGATCCCCCTTTCCCATTGGCCAGACTGTCGTTACGAATAAACCTGCACACCGCAGGTGTTCCGCAGAACTCCACATCCGTACAGAACATCCACGGTGAACTGCTGAGTAAGCGTGCTCGGCTGATAACTCATCACAACTCGCAAACCGAAGTTACCCATCTCCGCATACTCGGCCACGGCGCCGGTTCCAGGAAGAGGCTTCGGTAATCGCCGAATCACCAGACCGATCGCATCCTTGGTAAATGCCAGATTGTCTGTAACCACCGGCGCGCTGCCGCTCTTCGGGACGAACTGCGAACGAAGAATGAAGAAGTCTTTCATCTTGCCGACTGCGCCATCGATCAACGCTCGTAATCCTGCCTCACCAGCGGTGCTGAATTCGCTGAATCGCGGAATCTGTCGCAATGCCGAATACGCAATCGAGTCCACCACCAGATATTTCGTTGCGCTGGAGGGCACCTTTGCCAGAAACATCTCGGATTCAGCCGCATCCACCGCTTCCTCCGTTATGGCGGTCCCTCCCGTTCCCACCGGCGAATTCGCCGTGAACTGTGGCGCCAGATTAAGCAAGTCGGATTCAATCCGCTGGGCCAACGCGATCACCGCGGGTTGCATGTATAACTGAAGCAGATCGGGAACCGCCAATACCTTGGTGACATCGGGAATCTGGAACGTCGCCTCCGCGTGGGTGTTTAACACGATCTGCGCATTGCCCAGATTCGGGTTCTGCGGTTGAACCGTGCCACCCTCGGCGATGTTGTTAGCCACCAGTGTCGGTGGAATCGGAACGTTAATTGTGTCACCGGTTTGAGCCAGAGCCGGCTCGTAATCCCGGTTCACCAGATTGCCCATCACCAGGTTACCCATCAGCGCGGGCAGCGCATCTACGGCAACCAGCTTCACGATTGCGCTCGCAACGTTAGTGGTTGTAATTACTGTCGGACTTGTTGACATTCTTTCTTCTCCCTTCCTTATGGGACTCGGCTGAGTCCGTTTACAACCCCTTCAGGGTCTGTGAAGCGAGACGCGCCACTTCCTGCCGTGCCCGCTCTAACTCCTCCGGGTTCATCCCCGGACGGATTCTCTCCAGGTCGATACCGCCGCTTGGCGTTGGCGGCCGTGGCATCGGCTCCATCCCCGATCCGCCGGAAATTCGCGCCGGCAGCAGTTCCGGATTCTCGCTGACGAATTGGAAAAGATAATCGCGAAGAGTCATCTCGCCGTTTCCGCTTCGAGCCATAAGTTTGCCGTCGGGGGCCCGTTGCACGTCGTCCTTCACGGCTTTGAAGGCCAGTTCCACCTTGCTGACGCCGAGACGCTGTAATTCGGCGCGAAGGATCGACTCTCTCTCGGCTCTCTCCGCTGCGGCGCGGCTGCGTTCGTTCTCTGTCGCCAGCTCATTGACTCGCCTCTCTAGTTGCTCTCGCCGCTGGCGCTCTTCAATCAGCTCGGTCTTGTAAGCCGGCTCCGTACGCGTTTGCTCCGCGCGGAGAAACTCCTCGATCGCGCCCCGAATGATGCTGCGAAGGTCGTCCTTCGGCTCCTGCGCGGCGCTCTCTTCCTTCGGTCCTGCCTCGTTCATGCATGCTCCTCAAAATTCGCGCGCATCAGCGTGTCGCCGACCCTCATCCGGCAGCCGCGCTCCCGCCCGGCCCATCTTCAATCTCCCGTGCGATCTGGTCCTTGATGTCCTGTCGGCTGTCGCACAGATACTTCAAAGCCAGGCGCTTGAACACCTGCTTCGTTAGCGTTGGCGAGTCGATCCCAAGCGCCAGTAACTCCCGCGCGTCGGTCAGTTCCGTACTGAAGTCGCCGATATCAAACTCATCCATCCCCGATACGTCGATAAACAACTCGTCCTGGCGGGCCTGATTGACCGCGGCGAGCACGCGTTTCATCGCCTCCTTAGCGGCATCGCCGTAAGCGCGCAGGACTTCCTGAGTAATCGCGAAATCTCGTTGCTTACTAAG